ACCGACGTCACCACGCTCGCCGATCGCGCCGGCATCGCCCTTCTCGCCGCGCTCGCCCTTGTCGCCTTGCAACCCTGCCGGCCCAACGGAGCCCGCCTGACCCGGCTCGCCCTTGTCACCTGCTAGGCCGATCGGACCGGGTTCACCGCGCTCACCGCGCTCACCGCGCTCGCCCGAGGCGCCAATCACCCCCGGCTCACCACGCAGCCCGGCCTCGCCGCGCTCGCCCTGCGGACCGATCTGGCCCGGCTTTCCTTCCGGGCCGATCTCACCTTCCGGCCCCGGCTCACCGCGCTGACCGCGCTCGCCTACCGGCCCCGGCTCGCCCGTCGCACCGGGTTCGCCCGTTTCGCCGCGCTCGCCTTTTTCGCCGGGAACACCTTGATCGCCGCGAGCGCCCTGCTCGCCCGGCTCACCTTGCGCGCCTTTTTCGCCCGGCTCACCCTTTTCGCCTTTTTCGCCTTTTTCGCCATTGAGTCCTCGCTCTCCTTGATCGCCCCGCTCACCATGCAAACCCTGCAAGCCCTGCAATCCGCGCTCGCCCTGCAATCCGCGCTCGCCCGGCGCGCCGTCCTTCACTTCATCCAGTCGCTTCCGCACTTCCGTAGAGAGCGCATGCTGCAGCTGAATCACTTCGGCGCGCAGAACGGCAACTGCCTCACGACTCTGCGCCTGAATGACCTCCAGCTCGCGCGACCATTCACGCTTCAATTTCGTGATAACGACGGCCCCGGCGTCAAGAAGCGCTTCGGAGAAGTCGTCGCTGCTGCTTCTGCTCAAGCTGCTCTGCTCGGTTGAGCATGATTCTGGAGAGTGCGTCCGGTCGTGCATCATCGGCGTTCAAACTCCTGCTTGACGCCTCCGGCGGCGGCGCTGTTGGAGCAGCTGGCGCTGACGGAGCGGATGGCGCTGCAGGTATTTTCCCGGCAGCGCTCAATGGCACGACTTGCTGTTGGACACGCGGCTCGTCTCCGAACGGCACGTCGGCGAGGTCTTCAGAATTGCGCGCTTCATTCGGCGAGAAAATTCCGCCCTGCACCGCTCTCGCCAACCCTTCGATGCGGTCCTTGAATGCCGATCGCAGCAACGCCTTGGTATCGAACTCGATGTATTCATCGGGCTGTCCCTTGAGCCCGAAGGTCAGCCCAAACGCCTCTTCAACGTGATTGAGACAGAAGCCCAGCCCGCTCGCGATCCACGTCTGCATCATGATTTCGGAAGAACGGACACCGCGGGTTTCCAGACCGAGAAGCGGCGGCGGCACGCGAAACGCCATCGCAATGTCCTGATCCGTCAGCTTCAGGACCTCGGCCAGTTGGGCATCGCGGAAAGGAATGTTCGGCATCGCCAACGGCTTCAGCCCGGACGTCAGGATCGGCGTGCCACCAACATTCGCGCCGGTCGTCTGCTCGGTCCAGCGGTCGCGCAGCGCGCTGACCTGATCTTTGTCGAGGCTCAAATCCGTCGAGAGCACCGTGCCCGGCTTGGCCTGATTTTGATAAAACGTCGCTTGCTGTGCCCGGATCGAAACACCGGTCGCGACGTCCAGATAGGCGCTGACCAGCGGGCTCTCACCGCGCAACGGATTACGCAATTGATCACAGTGCAATTTGATATGCAGCACGTCGCGCGCCGGCACTGTCGACAGCGGACCGTACCTGTTCTGCACGATCCAGTTGCCGCCGAGCGAATAGAAGACCTCGCCTTCGCCGCCGATCAGCGCGCGGCAATAGCGGTTGTCCATCAGATGCAATTCGTCGATCTCGAACCGCGAATTGCGCATGCAGAGAAAATAGGCGTTGCCCTCGATGTAGAGCTGGCGCACGGCATTCAACAACAGATCGGAGATCGACTGGTAGTCGTTCGGTGTGCGCAGAATCCGCGACAGCGCGGAGTTCGTCACACGCTCGCGTCCGCCATTGGGCTTGCCGCGCCAATGATCGCCCGGACACATCGCCATGGTCTGGCTGTACGCGCTGATGCAGGCTTCGATGATCGCGAGCTTGCTGCCGACCAACAGCGGCGTGTACCCGTTCTGCCACCAGTTCATGCTGTTGCCGACATCGGCCGGCAGCCAGCCATGCGTGATCGGCAGATAGTACGGCCCCGGACGATACTCGCCCTCGGCCGCCTTGCCGACGACCGAGGACCAAGCCTGTGATATGCGAGCCAGCCAGCTCATTTATTTTTCTGGCGCGGCTCGGGCAGCGCGTTCAGCATGTTGCGCGGTGGCCTGCCGGGTCTGGTAGCCGCCGGCACTCCCGGCCTGAACGTCCTTCTTGGGATAGTTCGGGTCAGGCGGAGAACCATCCGGCTCAAGTTCAGGGTGGTGCCCCAGCGCGGCGAGATCGGCCTCCATCTGCGTCGGCGTCGGCTTGCCCCTGTGCTTGGCCCGCTCCTCGGCCTCCTTGGCGCGCTGCTCGTTCTGCGCTTCGAGCTTTTTCCGATCTTCCTCCATCCTCTTTTTGGTGTCGTCTGTCATTGTGTTGGCTCCTCATTGACGAGAGAAAAGGGAATGACGGCCGGGGCGCTTACAGTCGTCCCGACAGTTTGAAGCACGTCACTTCGTGCTCGGCCGTCAGTCGCGCTGGACTACTTCCACACCACGCCGGTCATCCACGTCGCAACCGGACGCCGCATGGTCCAGTTGGTGAACATGATGAGGCGCAGTGCGAGACTGTCGGTCTGCCACATCGACTTGACGGGATAGGCCGGTGTGCCGGGCGAAGCACCGCCAACGATGTCGGCCGGCGTGGTATCCTCCATGTGCAACGTCGCCTGATCGGAGATTTCCAGACGGGGACCTTCCTGCCCAGCTCCGGTGAAGTCGGCGGCATCGACCATGATCGCCATGCCGGGAGGCACTGTGCTTGACTCGATCAGGTCGGCCTTGAGCAACCGGCCGGTATCGAGCATGGCGGTGAACGGGAACAGCGGGGCCGCTGCGGCCGGCGGCTGCATCATGCTCAACGACAGCGTCTGTATCGGGTTCAACAACATCGTCGGGGCGCGCACGTTGCCGTTGGTCAGGGTCAGCAACCCGCCATACAGCGCCTCGTAGTCCGCCACGAAGTTCGCGAACGGCGTCGCTGCACTCGGCACGAGACCCGCTTGGAACGACCGCAAGCCGGGCGGACGAATGGTTGTCGCCGGATTGTTGTCGAGCAACACGGTATCAAGCGCGATGGCGGTATCTTCCATGATCGCCTGCCGAAGCAGCCCCTCGATCGCGGGTATCGAGTGTTCGTCCATCTCCCGCGTCCACGTGGTGATGACAGCCATCTTCTTCGGGGTGAGCGTCTGCGACGCGAACGCGCCCTGCCGGACCGGGATTGGCTGACCCTCGCCGACGAAGCTGCCCGCGATCGACGGCGTCAGGCTACGAGTCGGGATGATGATCCGGCCAGCAGCGCCGAACGTGAGCGCAAGACCCTTAGCCGACAGCTTCGGGAAAACGCTCAGGGGCAGCAACACCTGCATGAAGTCGGCCCAGATGGTCTGCACCAGCTCTGCCGCCCAACCGGTCACCGTCGTCTCGGCCGGAGCCGACGCCGCTTTCAGCACGATGTCGCACACCGCCTTGGTGGCTTCGTCGTCGCCGTAGATTTTGCGGCGCGTGTCGTCGATGCTGTGGCCATCGACCTTTGACTTCGCCCGCACCAACGCGGCGCGGAAGAAATAATCGAGCGGCTCGGGCTTCTTGTGCCGCCTGATCACGAGATCGGCCGGGGCCTTTCCCTCTTTCGTCCTGCGCGCCGCCAACGCGGTAGCATCCTCTGCGCCGGCCCCGTTCTTGGCCTCGATATTCTTGAGGTTGGCGAGATGGCGTTGTTTGGTTTCGATCTTGGCCGACAAGTCCTCGGTGACGAGCATCTGCTCTTCAGTCGGATTGTCGTCGTCAATCCCTTCAAGATGCTTGTCGAGCTGATCGAGCAGAGCGAGCAAGCTCTTTTCGCCTTCCTGTATTCTCTGGGAGAGCAACATGGGTTGCCCCTTTCCTGATTTGAGTTTTGCCTCGGCATGCTCGCCAGTTGCCTGTTGCTTGCTCGCGTCTCGTTGTGTGTTGGCATGCTCGCCACGGCGCGCGCGAAAGTCCCGCTGCAGCACGGTGTCGTTGCTGGCATGCTCGCCAAACACCATGCGAAGCGTGGTCGGTGAAATTTTCAGTGACTTGGCTATGGCCAGCGCGTTCGGGTTGGCTGGCACAGCGACCAGCGACGTCTCCACCAGTTCGCTCTTGGTGAAGATGCTGCCGTTAAATCCATGCACGTCCTTGGCATCGCGCGACTGCCGCGCGATCGGCCGGAAGCCGACCGAGACCGCCTTGAGGATGTCGGCCTCGATCAGCCTGCGAATTTCGTCGATGCGGTCCGAGGTGCCGGCCGGTGCCAGCTGCAGGTAACCCTTCAGCTGCTGCTTATCGACGCGCAGGTTTCGCCACTTGCCGATCGGGAAATCGCTTTTGTGATTGAACAGCGCGATCGGATTTTTCTTGAAGTTGGCGAGGTCCCAGCCGTCCGACATGATGATGTCGTCCATGCGGTCCGGCGTTTCGTCCGACAGCACGAACTCCATGCCGTTGACGTTCTCGGCGTGGGTCTTGTGAACAACGACCTGCGCCGCGCGCTCGTCCCAGATCATCTGACACTGGTCATCATCGCCGTCGAGCGCGTCGGAGCACCGGTCCATCCAGTCGTCGTAGCTCTCGTCGTCGTCGGGCTGGATGTTGTCGGCGTCGTCATCGACATCGTCTTTCTTGCCGGCGGTCTTGTCCTTGTCGCGCCAGATGTTCAGGCACGCCGCGACCGCCTGATCCTGCGGTCGCTTGTCGTCGCCAGTGCCGATCATGTCCGGCACGCAACGGCCCATGAAATCGTCCTGACTTTCGCCCTTGCGCGGCTTCATCGGCATGGCAGCTCCTCCCGCTGGAACCGACCGGTTCCATCGTCATATTAACCAAATACGTCCTATTGACGTATACGTCTCAGCGTCGTATATATGGGATGAGATTTACGGAGACACTAAATGACTAAATTCGACGATATCCCCGAGCAATTCGGCCCCGCCTACACCATTGGCTCCGCCGCCTTGCAAAAATACCGCAAGGCCGCGCGCGACGGGCTGGCCAGCCTCTCGCCCGATCAGCGCCGCGCCTATGCCGAAGCCATCGAGAAGGCGATCTTGAGCGCCCAGCGCTCGCAGCTGCGATCGGCCGCCGTGCCGGAGCGGCGGCCGACCTGCGCCAGCGGGACGTGGCACACGACCGGCAACGCCATCAACAAGGCCGTCCGGGAGCAACACCGCGCCGCGCTGGCGGCTTGTCCCGCCAAGGTCCGCCGTGAGCGTTCCCCGCAAGAGTGGCGCACGCTCTACAACGCGGCAATGGCCGAGAAACACGCCCGGATGGAACCGGAACAGGCGCAGGCTGCTTAAAGTAACAGGTACGCCTTCTTGACGTATACGCCATCATGTCGTATATAAAGAAGAGAAAGAAAGGAACGGAGAGCCCCAATGGGTTGGACTTACTACCACAAGCCGAAAGGCATCAAGGCGATCGATTCGATCAAGAACGAACTGGGTGCCGAATGGATGGAGAAGCGCTTTGTCGCTGCCTCCGCGACCATCAACGCCGTGCATCTCGTCGGCAAGTATCACGACCCCGAAAGCAAGGTCTACGTCCCCGACGCGGATGGCATGGTGCGCGCGATCCTCGTGTTCAAGATCGGCCGCGCGCCGAAGGACCACTACAATTTCGGCTATAAGGACATGGAAGAATCCATGGGACCTTACGGCTGCGAGTGCGCGCCCTCGATCATTGAGGCTGCCTCCCCGCTGCGCGATCCGATCGGCCCCGAGCCGGAATATTCGAGCCTGCGATCGGCGCGGGCTTACCGCGAGCGCTCGCTCGCCATGTCGAAAGCCAAGGCCGCGAAGCGCAACCTGAAGGTCGGCGCGAAGGTCAAGCTGCCGAAGCCCCTGTCATTCGGTGGCATCGAGCTTGACGAGTTCGTGGTGTGGCGCGGCTCGGTGCGCGGTCCGCGCGCCCGCCGCTCCAAGGTGATGACCGCTTTCCGTTCAATCAAGAACGGCGGACTCTACGCCCTGCGCGCCAGCGATCTGGCGGAGGCGGTGATCTCGTGAAGCCACTTTGGAAAATCGAGGGCCGCTCCCATAGCGGCAACCTCGCCAGCCTCAAGCTGCGCGCCGCGGACTATGCCGAGGCCGTGCAGCGCGCCGGGAAACACCGGCTGCGGATCGAGACCGTTGCCATGGTCGACGAGGACCCGGAAGCCACTCGCGCGCGGTGCATTCGCGCGTGGCAGGAGCTTGGCTCTGGGAAAAATCAGCTCTAACGCTTGACGTATACGACCGCGGGTCGTAAAGGAAAACGAGAACGAAATGTCTGAGTTAATTAAAGTTAATTATTCGTCGATCGACGGCGGTAGCAAGAGCGGCAAGTTCAAGACCCTGAAGGCCGCGCAAAAGTTCGCGCAGAACTGGATCGGCGCGCATCCGGAGATCGGCTCGCGCTATGCGGTTGCCGGTGACGGTATCGGCAAGATCACCGTCGAGGGTGCAAGCCTCGCCGAGCTGTTTCCCTCACCGGAGCAAGTCGAGCGCGCAGCCAAGCTGGAGCTGATTTGGAAGCGCTGCCACAACGACTACAAAGGCAAGCTCGATGGCGTTCGCACCATCATGACTTATCGCAACGGCACTTGTCTCGTTGCGCTCGACGATCTGACCGACGCCGAGATTGAGGACAAGCTACCGAAATCCCGCTCCACCTAAGCAAGCAAAAAGGACTACCCAATGATGAAACGATTTTTACTTGTCGCTGCAATTTTGTTGGCAGCGACTTCGGCGCACGCGAGCGACCTTCATGTTGGAGACACTCTTAAGTTCAACCAACCGAAGGTTGGATGCCACGATCCAAGAGACAGACCTCATGCGGCATATCCGAGAAACGTCTCGTGCTCTGTTCTCCCGTCCATCGAATGGAAGATCGTCTCTCAAGCAACATCTGATGGACCCGGTCCAAGCCCCGGCTACCATTGGCAGGACAGTTCTGACTTTTGCATCATCGCGGCAAAGCCGATGAATGTCGGTCCTCCCGGTAGCGGACCGCAAACCAAGGAAGAGATCGAAGCCGCAGAGAAAGAGTACTGCGTCTGGGTGCGTCTCAACAAACAATACTGAGGACTTACCGAAGGAGTACAGGAAAAAATGAAACGATCTCTATTACTGGCCACCGCAGCGGCGCTGCTGATGGCGACCTCGCCCGCTTCCGCGTTTCGCTCCCTCTACAAGGGCGGCGCATGGCAGACCTACATCACCACCAGTGACAGTGACGGCAAGCCGCTTTGCGGCATGTCAACCAGCGGCAACGGCGCAACCCTGCATGTGAAGTACACCTCGCATGCAAAACTCTTCATCCAGATTTTCCAAGATGGCTGGTCGATCCCGCCGGGCACTGCAATCCCCGGTTATCTAATTTTCGACAAGAGTGAAAAATTCCCGGCCATCGGCACCGGCTACAAGGACAAAGATGGCCAGAGCTATGTCGAGTTTACGATCAAGTCGGGCACCGAGATCGACTTCATGGGTCTGGTGGCCGACGCCGACAAGCTGATCGTCGGCTTCGATCAGGGCACGCAAAACCCGTACCGTGTCAACATGACCGGCAGCCGGATGGCGGCGAAGGCGCTCGGCAGCTGCGCCGACTTTGTCGACGCGCTCGAAACCGCGCCGCAGCCGTTCGCAAAGCACGCGCCGCAGCCGTTCGACACCAAGCCGCAGCCCTTCAACCCGGAACAGCCGGCCAAGCTCAAGGATCAAATCTGAACGTGATGCGGTAAACGATCCGCGCTATATAAACGGAGGACCACCAAAACGACAGGTAACACCATGAGCCCAAATTACGGAGCGTTTGAAAGCAACCCCGCACGCTTCACCGATACCGAGGCGTGGGTCTATCAGCACGACAACGTATGGCGCGAGATGAACTCCGGCGAGGTACTGCATCATGCTGCTGTGCTCTCCGAGGCCGAGTACAACAGGGCCTTCCCGAATCTGCCGGCTTTACCCAAGAGCGCCTTCACGGCCTCGTAGGCGACTTTCTTCCAATCGGCCGGCATCTCGTCGAGCGCCTTGCCATACAGCTCGCGCTGCTTCGCGACCGCGTCGGCAAACTTGGCGGCATCCGGCTTGACGCCTGTCGGCGCGCTCTCGCGCGAAACCTTGTAGAGATCGTGACCGCCACCGCCGTCCGGCGACTTCGCTTCGGCCATCTTCGGATGCATCATCTGAATCTCGGCGATCGTGCCGTTTGGCAATCGCACGTTGGCGGAGCGGTCGGCGTAGTTCTCGGCTGTCATCTTGAACGGCTCGGCCGCCACCTCGAAATGCTTGCCCAGCTCGCTGATGATCTGATCGGTCTGCGCCGGGTGATCGACCAAGAAGGTCGCGCGCGCGGTGTCGGTCACCGCCGCGAGATTGCCACCGCGCTCTTTCGCCTTGTCGAGCACGCGCTGCACGCCGCTCTCGGTCTTGGTCTTCGGACCGGGGTCCTTGAAGGTCAGGCCGAGCTTCGCACTGATCTGCCGGCCAACATCGCCGAGCGCCTTCTGGCCTTCGGCTGCGCCGCGGGTGACGTCGTCGATGGTCTTGATCGGAGACTTCGCGATGAACTCAGCCTTGGCCGCCTTGGCGTGCTCGATCTTGCCGCCGGTTGCCGGCGTCTTGACGCCGGGGCTATAGCCGGCGACCGGCGGGCCACCTGTATCCGACCCGCCGGCACCACCATCCGACCCGCCACCATCCGTCCACTTACCGTCTTCATCCCGCGGCTCATCTTCGCTGTAACGCTGCAGCAGCGCAAGCGACCGACCGCGGATGCGCTGCCAGCGTTCCCGTCGCGCTGCGGCCCGCTGTTCAACGAGCGACACGGAGCGGCGCAATCGCAAGCGTCTCGGCGCACTGAAGCGTGACAGCTGGAGCTTCACCGTGCGCGCAACGCCATCGCAGAATCGGCACGTCATCACCTCATCCTGTTGGCTGGATGCTTCGGATCGGTCGGCCAGCCGTCATTGTCGATGTCGTTCGAGTAGCCGTGCAGATCGATGCGCCGCTTGTGGATGTCGTGGCAGCCGAAGCAGAGCGACTGCAGTCTGCCGAGCCGAAACTTATTCCAGTCGCCGTTGTGCGGCTCGACGTGGTCGGCGACGCGAGCCGGCGTCAGCACGCCGCGCTTCATGCACATCTGGCACAGCGGCTCGTGCTTGAGCTGCAGCGCGCGACGACGCAGCCACGCCGAGGTCGAATAGAAATGCTGCCATTGGGTCCGGGTCGAGGTCTCGTCCATCAGCGGACGAACTCCCAGTCGACGGTGCCCATGCCGTCGATGTCGAGCGCTTTCGCAAGCGCGGGCGACAGATCGATGCCGGCGCTGTTGGTCTCTTCCCCATCCATGTCAGTGCCGCTCTCGGCCTGCGGTCGCGTGCCAGTCACCCAGTATGGATCGTCGGTGTTCCACGGCCCGACGTCCTCGATGGTCGCGGTGGCGCTAACGCCAGTGATGCGGTTGTAGACGCGGACCTGCGGTCGCTCGCCTTCGATGCGATCCGGCAATGCGACGTAGAGATCGGTATCGTTGAGCACCTTGTCCGGATCGTAGGCCGAGGTGTTGTAGTCGCTCGCGCCGCCGAACACGGTGGCAGTGATGTCGCACTGGTTTGTCGGAATGCTCGGCGCGTTGTGGAAGTCCTGTCCATTGATCGAGACGATGACGTCGCCGTGCATCTCGATCTGCAGATTGACGAGGTTGAGGCAGCGCGCGTTACCGGTCACGCGCTGTCCATTGATGATGATGGTGACGTCGCCCTCGACCGCGCCGACAATGTCGACCCGGTTGTCGCCGCTCAGCTCCGGCGGCTCCGGCTCCGGCTCGGGTTGCGGCGGCTCCGGCTCGGGCTGTTCGCCCTCCACTCCCGAGATGGCTTCGGCAATGGCGCGGCAGATTTGATCGAATTGCTCGTGGTAGAGATCGGCATCGGCGGCGGAATCGACAAAGCAGGTCTCGATCAGGATTGCCGGCTGCTCGGTTTCGTTGAGGAAGAACAAATCGGTTCGTTTCTTCGGACCACGGTCGATGAAGCTGCCGGCCTCGGCGATGGCCGCTGACACGGTCTCCGCCAGATCAGGTTGCGTGAGATAGAGCACCTCGCAGCCCATTGGCTTCGACGTCGTTTCGTAGGCGTTGAAGTGAACGCTGACGTCGAGATCGCGCTCCTGCGCGTTGTGAAAATCCACGATGGTGTTGAGATTTTCGTTCTGCGAGGTCGAGGTGTCGTCGTGGAATGTCTCGACCACCGCGCCGCGCTGACGCAGCTCATCGGCGACCTGCTCGACGACTTTGCGCGCTTCGTCGACTTCGTCGAGGTAGCCGCTCGCGCCGCGGACATATTTGCCGTGTCCCGACGAGATCACGAGATTCATGTTGCCTTCTCCTTGATCAGCTTGCGCACGGTGTCGCAGTCCTCGATAACGGCAGCGAACTTGCCATCGGTGAAGCTGACCATGCAGTGCAGCTTGTCAGGGAAATGGTTGCCGCTGCCGCGCCGCCGCAATGTGGTGATGTGTTTCGCGTTGATGACGATCTCGGACCCGTCCGCGTCGTGCAGCACCACGGCGATCGGCTTGGCGTTGGCCAGCCACGTCACCAGCAGGATGACGGCGACGATCAGCGCGATGTAGCCGACCACCTTCAGGCCGTCACGAAAACGCAGATACATTCCCGCTCTGTTCCACTGAATAGGCCGTTTGTGCCAAAAGTAGGCCGAAACGACCTACTGGCGTATACGCCCATGTGTCGTTATAATTAACGGCTCACGCGGAGGAGCCGGTGATGTCGCCGAAGCGCTACCGAAAAGTCCTGAAGCAACTTGGCTTGTCCGTTGCTGGCAAGCGAACGGCCGAGCTGCTCGGCGTCGGTGTACGCCATCTTCAGCGTTATGCGAGCGGCGACGCCAAAGTCAGTGGACCGGTCAAAAAGCTGCTGGAGCTGTATCTCAAGCGCGGGATCGACTGATCACCCAATCAGCGCCTTTGATGCCGTCCGCGCCGTCTCACCTTGAGATTACCAGCACGCCAAACAGGATCAGGACCAAGAGCAGCGTCATCGCCGCCAGCATCCAGACGACGCGGTCGTTGTTGAATGGCGGCATCACCCGATCAG